ATTGCATCCGTTTAACTTCGGACAAGTCAGTCAGATTACGTTTGCACAGGCAGATTCGCTACAACGCATGGTACAGGCTGCTACAGGCAGTGTAGACACAGCTCAACAAGCCATGAACGGCGGTGGTACAACGTCAGCAGGCAGCTCTATGAGCCTTGGAGGAGTAATTAAGCGTCAAAAACGCACATTAGTTAACTTTCAAGAGTCATTTTTGATGCCTTTCGTTGAAAAAGCTGCGTGGCGTTATATGCAGTTTGAGCCTGAGTTGTTCCCTGTCAATGATTACAAGTTTATAGCCACTAGTACGCTAGGTATTGTTGCGCGTGAGTACGAAGTAGCTCAGTTAGTACAGCTGCTACAGACTATGCCGCAAGACAGCCCTGTGTATCCTATTATCCTGCAATCTGTTATTGATAACATGAACATCACTAACCGTGAAGACCTAATACAGACTATGGTACAGGCACAACAGCCTAATCCAGAGCAGCAGCAGATGCAACAAGCTATAGCAGAGGAAGATAGAGCCTTTAAGAACAGCCAGACAGCCGCTCTGTCAGCACAAGCTAACGAATCTAACGCTAGAGCGCAGAAGATAGCACTAGAGGCTCGTGGCATTCCTGTAGAGCTTGAGACAGATCGTATTAAAGCTGTAGCATCTAGTGTGTCAGCAACTGATGATGACAAAGACTTTGAAAAGCGCATGAGAATAGCAAGTTTGGCGCTTGATGAGAAGAAACTAGGGCTAGAGGTAGCCAAGGAGAACCAACGTGGTCAGCAATAAAGAGTTAGAGAGTGTGGTAGAGCAAGTAAATGCAGCCTATAGCCGTATGGAAAAGCGTATTGCAGCTCTTGAAGAGGCTCTGGCAGCAGCTAAACCTGCTAAAAAAGAAAGCTCAAAAAAGACTTGACATTTGACCTTCTTTGTGGTATAGTCCGGCGCTATATCACATACGCCATGTGAAGTCAAGCATTATTGTCCTAACGAGGGAAAACAATATGAATGAGGCAGATGTACTACATTACGAGCAGATACAAGATATGCTGCTTACAGACGGTTGGAAGAATGTACACAAAGAAATTAGCATTCTTACAGACGCAATAGAGGGCATAGATGCTGTTAGTAGCATTGAAGACCTTTATTACAAGAAGGGACAGCTGAACATAGCAAATCTAATATTGAACTTGCCGCATTCGGTAGACTCAACTTTAGATGTCCTTAAAGAGGAAGCGCAGGATGACTAGGCGTATCTATGAATTTCTCTGCCCAGACCAACACGTCACTGAGCGCTTTATTGACGAAGAGGTAAGGGAAACAGAGTGTTCTACCTGCGGCAAAACAGCGACTAAGATGATTTCCGCTGTTCAATGCACACTAGACCCTATATCAGGACATTTTCCGGGGTCTACTATGAAGTGGGCAAAGAATAGAGAAGATCAGATTAAGCGCGAAAGACGTGAGGACAACTCGTAAGAGCCTCACAAGTCCATCAATCTCCATAATGATTTAATCACGGAGTTTTAATAATGGCTACACTGATAGATGAAGAAATAGGACGACAAGAAGACGACAACGTAGAACAGTTAGACGCACTAGCCTCGGAAGAGCAACCTAGTGAAGAAGACAACGTACCGGACAAGTATCGCAACAAAAGTGCTGCTGAGCTTGTACAAATGCACCAAGAGGCTGAGCGTATGCTTGGTCGTCAAAGTGGTGAGGTAGGTGAGCTACGCAAGGTTGTTGATGAGTTTGTAATGTCACAATCCTCAAGTAAAGAAGAACCTGTAGACGAAGAGATTGATTACTTTTCTGATCCTGAAAAGGCAATACAGAAAGCAATAGACAATCACCCTGCTGTCCGAGAAGCTCAAAGAACTTCTACGGATATGAAGAAGTCAAGCGCACAAGCTATGTTAAAGGACAAACACCCTGACATGGCTGAAGTGTTGCAAGACTCTGCTTTTGTTAGTTGGGTTGGTGAAAGTTCGTTTAGGACTAAACTGTTGCAACAAGCTGATCGAAACTTTGATTATGAAGCAGCTGACGAGATATTTAGTCTGTGGAAAGAACGAAAAGAGTTGATCGGTCAAACTGTAAATGCTGAAAAGTCTAGTAGAAATGCTACCGTTAAGAGTGCATCTACCGGAGGAGCTTCAGGAACACAGACGAATAGTAAGAAAATCTTTAGGCGTGCAGACATTATTAAACTAATGAAAAGCGATCCTGATAGATATTCAGCCATGTCAGATGAGATAATGGTAGCTTATCAAGAGGGGCGCGTCAAATGATTAAATAACTAAGGAAGAAATAAGATGACTAATTCAGTATATCCACTACAAGGCGGTGTTGTAAACAACGCTAAAGCAGCAACATTTATTCCAGAGATTTGGAGTGATGAGGTACGAGCAGCGTATGAGAAGAGTCTCGTACTTGCTAACCTAGTTAAGAAAATGGGCATGACAGGCAAGAAAGGCGATACTATCAATATCCCTGCTCCTGTTCGTGGCGAAGCTGTAGCTAAGACTTCAGGCACTGCCGTTAGTATCCAAGGCAACACTGAAGGCAACGTACCTGTACTTATTGACAAGCACTTCGAGTATTCACGTCTCATTGAAGACATTACTGAAGTACAGGCTTTGTCTAGCTTGCGTCAGTTCTACACTGGTGATGCAGGTTATGCACTTGCTCGTCAAGTAGACACTGATCTACACGCACTTGCAAAAGACTTAGGTAACGGCGTAGACTCTTACGTCAACACAGCTTCGTTCTATTGTGATGCGTCTACAGGTCTTACTGCTTTTGCTACAGACACAGTTACAACAGCAGATGTCTTTACTGATATTTGTTTCCGTGACTTGATTCAAAAGATGGACGATGCAGATGTTCCTTTTGATAACCGTTGCTTTGTAATACCACCTTCATTGCGTAATGCAATTATGGGTGTTGAGCGCTATGTTTCTTCTGACTTTGTTAGCGGAAAGCCTGTAGAGAATGGCAAGATTGGTAACCTGTACGGCATTGACGTATTTGTATCTACCAACTGCGCTACTTCTGAAGCAGCAAATGACAACACAGCGGGTGGTGAAATCAAAGCTGCATTGCTCCTCCACAAAGACACGTTCGTGTTAGCGGAGCAAATGGGTGTTCGTTCGCAGACGCAGTACAAGCAAGAGTGGCTTGCCAACTTGTATACTGCTGATCAGCTGTACGGTGTTAAAGCACTCCGTCCTGATTCTGCATTCATTATGAACGTAAATGCCTAAATAGGAGTTGGGGAGGCAGTTCTTCGGAGCTGTCTCTCCTTTTCTTTATGAGTAAAAAAGACCCAAAATTATCTAAAGTAGGCGTTAGTGGGTATAACAAGCCCAAACGTACTCCTAACCATCCTAAGAAGAGTCATGTAGTAGTCGCTAAAGAAGGCGATAAAGTCAAGACTATTAGGTTTGGACAACAAGGCGTTTCAGGTGCAGGCAAAAGCCCTAAGACATCTTCAGAAAAAGCCAGAAAAAAGTCCTTTAAAGCAAGACACGCTAAAAACATATCTAAAGGCAAAATGTCAGCCGCCTATTGGGCAGACAAAGTTAAATGGTAACTAACAGGACATAGACATGACAGTCATAGTAACCAAGAACAGCTCAACCGCTTCAGCCGTACCAACTACGAGTGACTTGGTTAAAGGCGAACTCGCGGTCAATGTAACTGATAAAAGACTATTCACAGAGAATGCGTCTACACAGATTGTAGAGTTAGGTACTAATCCTTCTACCGTTACAACTACTACTGCGACTGTATCCGGTACTCTAACAGCCAACGGCACGTTTGCTTCTAGCAACGCAGTCGTCACAGGCGGCACAATCAACTCTACGCCCATTGGTGCGACAACTGCATCAACTGTAAGAGGTAGCACAGTAACGGCTACCACGGGCTTTGTAGGCGGTCTGACAGGCAATGTAGTAGGTAATGTCACAGGTAACGTCACTGGCAATATCACAGGCGTTGTTACAGGTAATGTAACTGGCAACGTAACAGGTGATGTCACTGGTAATATAACCGCATCATCAGGTACTTCTACGTTCACTAACGTCACTATTAATGGTGGCTTAGACATGAATGCGGGAACATCCGCAACCATCACCAACCTCGCGTCTCCTACTAACACCAATGACGCAGCTACCAAAGGTTATGTAGATACAGCAGATGCCACTAAGTTAAGCCTATCTGGCGGCACTATGTCAGGTGCTATTGCTATGGGTGCGGCTAAGATTACAGGTCTAGCCGATCCTACCGCAGCACAAGACGCAGCCACTAAGATATATGTAGACAACTCTGTACAAGGATTGGACGCGAAAGCATCGTGTCGTGC